CCAAAAAGTGTCTTCTTGTTCACGCCAGGCTCTACTTTTTTCTGTATTTCCTTCTAGCATAACTCTGTCCCAACCAAACACGGCCGACACACCGTCTTTTAACTTGTCTGCAAATGAAAGTTTTTTAAAGTTGTTTTCTTGTACTAGAATGTCTGCTACAGTGTCTTTACCACTACCGATTAGGCCACAAATACCAATAATCATTATGTTTTCCTTTAAAGAATATTGTTTATTATACAATATAATGTAAAGAAAGTCAAGACTTTTTTAACCGATTACGAAAGTATATCCTGCTCCGCCTGCAACTGCTGATGCTACTTCTTGCTCTAGCTTTTCCATTTCTTGTTGTGCTTCGTTCTTTAGCGCATCGCCGTTTAACTGGCCGCCACCTTGTGGACCTGCAATAGTAGCAAATTTACTACGTGCTTCGCCTAGCATATACTTACAAGTTGCTACAGTATAATCTTTAATCCACTGTTTTGCAAGATAATCGTCCATGATTTGTTCATCTGGGCGATAATTATAACAAAGTAACATTAGTGTTTCTTCTGCTCGTGTGCGCTGTAGTACTGTAAGTTTTTTAGTTGTTGAATTCCATTTAAATTCAATATACGAGCCAAACATTCTGCCTACTAACTCTTGGTACTGACTAAAGAAATCATATGTTGCTAGGCCTCCCATGTTTGAACTGGAAAGAAGATACGTGTTTGTGTATGCCATGTTGAACGGTTCAAATAATGTTCCGCCATCGCCGCCACCGGAGCGTGATCCAATACTTCTACGGAAAATTTGACGTACTTCAACTACCTCATTAGGCAATGTATAAGTATTCTGGTCAATTACTGTTGGCATGAAGAAATAACTTTCTTCAACTGAATTATCCGAGCGTTGTCTAAATCTAGTCAATGCCTTAGTTAACGCTGTCTCGTAATGTACAGGATCTAATTCAACATCAACCATACCGCCACCTAACATAGCGTACACATAGTCAAATATCTCTTGTTTTTTAGTTTGTAATGTTGCCATGTTAATTGTTCTCCATTAGTATTTATCGTATTAGTCAACTAACGATAAATATGTGTATGCCGAGACTTAGTTTATATAAACCAGAAAAGGGCAAAGACTTTAAATTCATAGACAATCGCATCTATGAAATGTTCACCATGGGTGGAACCGATGTCTTTGTTCACAAGTATCTAGGACCAAAAAATCCTGATGAAGCAGACGCGACTGCTGACCAGCCCCGTTACGATGCGGTTAAGGAAACTAATATACAAGATATGTTGTTTATGGAAAACAGAGATCGAAAATATGATCCCGACATTTACAGTATGCGAGGTATATATAATGTCCAAGACATAGATTTTAATATGAGCCAATTTGGTTTATTCTTATCTAACGATACAGTGTTTATGACTATACACATCTCTTCTAGTGTAAAAACATTAGGTAGAAAAATTATAAGCGGTGACGTAATTGAACTTCCCCACTTAAAAGACGAGTATGCACTTAACGATTATAGTGTTGCACTAAAACGCTTTTACGTTGTTGAAGACGTAAATAGAGCCGCAGAAGGATTTTCGCCTACTTGGTATCCGCATCTATATAGAGTAAAACTTAAACAGATAATGGATAGTCAAGAATACAAAGAAATATTAGATTTGCCAGCTGAAGAAGATGTACCAGGTGGCAACACATTACGAGACTTACTCAGTACATACGAACATGAAATGCAAATTAATAATGCTGTAGTTGCTCAAGCAGAAGCTGATGCAGCAAAATCAGGTTATGACACAAGTCATTTCTTTAGTCTTGCAACTGACGAAAACGGCGAAGTTGATCTAGTTACTGTAGACACTAACAGCCTTGATGCTAGTACTGCTAACGAATTAGCAGATAGAGTAATGCAAACGCCTAGTAGAGAAGGATATCAGGGATACTTATTAGGCGACGGAATACCTGGCAACGGCGAAGCATTTGGTCATGGCATAACATTTCCTGGAGGTAGTATGGAAGGCGACTTTTTCTTAAGGACAGATTTTATGCCTAATAGATTATTTAGAAATGACGGTCAACGTTGGGTCAAGCAAGAAGATAAAGTACGCATGACGTTAACTAATACTGATACAAAAGCGACCCAAAAAGGTACGTTTGTTAATAATACATCTACAAGTACAATTGGCGGTGACACTGTACAAGAAAGACAGAGCTTATCAACAGCACTTAGACCTAAGGCAGATAACTAATGCAACATTTTTACGATGGCCAAATACGAAGATACATTACTCAAATAGTAAGACTTATGAGTAACTTTTCTTATCAAGACGGAGCAGGACAATTAACACAAGTTCCTGTTATGTATGGAGATATTACACGCCAAGTAGGACATATTTTAAGAGACAACTCAGAAAATAAAATTCCAAGTGCTCCGAGGATGGCTGTATATATCACTGGTCTTGAAATGGATAGTGCGCGACTTAGTGATAGTAGCTATGTTAATAAAGTTAATATTAGAGAACGTGCGTATGATGCAGATGGAAAAGAATACTTAAACACCGAAGGCAAGAACTATACTGTAGAGCGATTGATGCCTACTCCATATACCCTTAGTGTTAATGTGGATTTATGGACATCAAATACAGATCAAAAATTGCAACTAATGGAACAAATATTGATGTTGTTTAATCCTAGTCTTGAAATACAGACAACAGATAACTATATCGATTGGACTAGTCTTAGTGTTGTAAACTTAGCAAACATTGGGTTTAGTACACGAAGTATTCCTGTAGGAACTGAAACAGAAATAGATGTTGCACAACTAGGATTTACAACACCTATATACATTTCTCCTCCTACAAAGGTAAAACGATTAGGAGTTGTTACTAGCATTGTTCAAAGCATTTACGACGAATCACGTGGCACTATTGAACTAGCGCAAAGTACACCAGAACTGCAATCATATGCAGATACTAGTGTTCCTAAAGCAGATATTAGAACAGGAGTGTTTGTTACGCCAACTGGCGAAATTGGAAGGCAAAATAATAATCTAGGCGCTATCAAAGATAACGCTACAAATGTAATTAATAACACGTTTAAAGATTATGGATTATTAGTAATGGGAACTTCAGCTAAACTTATAAGGCGCGGCGTAGTTGGTAGCGTACAATGGGATGCATATATTAAAGCACTGCCAGAAATATTTGAACAAGGTATTACCGAAATACGGTTAAGTCGTAAAGACAGAACCACTGAGATTGCAGGCACAGTTGCTATAAACTCAACTAGCCCTACAGAACTAATTGTAAATTGGGACGTAGATACATTACCTAGTGATACAGTGTTTACTGGTCCAACTGGTGATGCAAATAAAATACACTACATTGTTGACCCTACTAAAACAAGTCCAGTAAATTTAAAAACATCAGGTTATAGATTCTTGTTATTAGATTCTGGTATCGGTGATGGCATCAATACAGACGGTGCCGACGATTGGAAAAATACAGACGGTACTGATTTTGTTGCAGGTGCTAACGATATTGTTGAGTGGAATGGTACAGCATGGTCTGTAGTATTTGATTCTAGTACATACGTTGGCACAGCATATACTTCTAACTTAAATACCGGAGTACAATACAAGTGGGATAACGGCGAATGGATATTATCATTCGAAGGCGAATATCCAAATGGAACCTGGCGTTTGAAATTCTAGCATAATTATTTGTATGGAAAAGATTATTTGCAGTGGCGCACTGTTCTATACATTAGATACTCATAGATTTTTATTTCTACATAGAACTAAAGGAAAACAAAATAACCTTTGGGGACTTGTAGGCGGTACCAATGAAGGTGAAGAAACTCCGTGGGAAAGCCTACAGCGTGAAATTTCTGAAGAAATTGGTACTAGGCAGATTAAAAAAACTATACCTTTAGAAACGTTTGTTAGTAATGATGACAAGTTTCAATTTCACACATACTTGTGTCTTGTAGAAAACGAATTTATTCCTATACTCAACGACGAACATGACGGGTATGCCTGGGTATCATTTTCAAAGTGGCCAAAGCCGTTACATCTCGGATTAAGAAACACACTGCAAAATAAAACTAATCTACTTAAATTAGAAACAGTATTCAAGCTAATAGAGTTGATATGACACAGTTTTTAGAAAATTTTGGATTTTACAAAGAAAAAATACCACAAGACCTTTATAACGATTTATTAAAAGAATCTCTTAATTGTTCTGAAGTAGTAAGTTCTGGGATAACAAATAGCGGTGTTGCAACACATTTTAGGCTTACAGATACTGCGCAACAATTAAATACATACATAGCAACTCTTGTTAAACGATACGAGAACGACTTTCCAGGACTAGGACGTATAGGTATATTAACAAAATCTTTACCTTACCGAATTGAAAAGCAATGGATAAATCATCAAAAAGCAGGCGAGTTTATCCCTAATCATGTACACCAAGGAATATATAGTTACAGTATATGGATTAAAATTCCTGAGATAGATGATAATAACTATCAAGGAAATTTTGAATTTACGTACACTAATATAATTGGAAATATTAGTAATAAGAGGTTTAGTTTAACAAAAGAAAATGAAGGTGAAATATTGTTTTTTCCTTCAAAGTTACCACATAACGTTTACCCTTTTTTAAATAGCGACGATACTCGTATATCTATAAGCGGTAATATAATTTTAGATGCAGGATAATATGCAAGATAAAGATAATATAAAACACACTCCGTTTGGCTATGAAATAACTTGGACTGCTGAAGAATCGTATGGTGGGAAAATTTTAGTATTTGACAAATTATCAAAAACAGACTTTTGGTTTAATAATAAAACTGAAAAGTCTTGGTTTGTTAATAATGGCTCGTTTGTTTTTAGATGGATAGATACTGCAACAGGACAGGTGTTTGAAAGAGAAGCATCTGAAGGGTTTGTGTTTACTGCAAAGCCCCTTGTTCCGTGTGCAATACAATGCACTGTGCCTGGCAGTATAGCAGAAGTTAATAACGGAACTAATGACGATCATTTTATTGTTGTTAAGAAAGAAAGCTATTAATGAATTTACTAGACAGCCCTAAAGTACAAAAAGATCTACGCAACTACGAAAATGCAGTTAAAAAAATTGTTAATACTAATATAAAACAAGATTTTGAAAAGTTATTAATTGAATACAAGTTACAAATAAAAATAATTAATGATCTGCATAGTTCGTCAACTCCGGGTGAAATCAAACCTAGTTCTATTCAAGAGCATGTTAAAGGGTTAGGTCAGCTACGGAATAAATTAGATAAATTAGTAGTAGACTCGCGTTAAATATTATCCATATTCTTGACCTTCATAGTTCCAAACATAGCACTATGTGATGCACACTGATACACATAATTAGTATTATTTGTAATAGCATCGTCTACCCGCCAATATAGCGTTCCGCTTGATTTATTCTGTGCATTTGAATCCGTACTAACTGTTCCGTCTGATGCTACATGCACTAAATTTGTTGTTAATGCAGTAAGTGAATTGTCTTGTAGTTGAAATGGATGTCCGCCTACACTGTCTAAATCAAATGCTATTGTTGTCCCAGTTAGTACTGTAATAGTAGGATTATTTCCTGAATAATGACTGTTAATTGTATATGCACTTGTACCCACGTTGCCCATTCTAAGTGTAGCAATAGCGTGTTCGTATATATCATGTACATCAATACCTGCTGTTTGTATGTCTGTAAGTGCATCAAATGTTGCAGCACCCGGAGTTTGGCTGTTAGTTATTGTTAATGCATCTCCGGCAGCATTAGTTGTAATACCTATTCCGGTGCCTGCAACTACAGCTAAAGTATCTGTATTTGAATCTGCTTCTATGTTTGGTTGTCCTGTAACAGTAATTATACTAAATGCATTTTGATTAGCTTCACCGCCGCCGCTGCCTGATACTGTAGCAGGTTCCCACTGACTGGCGGCGTTGTCCCAGGTTAATACTTGTCCGTCAGTTGGTGCTACCGAAGTTGTATCCACGTCACTAAGTGCATCTATACTTAGACCGCTAATGCCAGTTAAATATGTTCCTAGGTCACTAATTTGTGATTCAGTAATACCTAGTGCAGCTTGGTGTTGTGTGACACTTGATTGTGTAATATTTGTATCTGGAACATTTGCCCAAGTAACAGCTGCAGATAAATCATTTGTTTCTGTAAAACTTGTTAACGCACCTATGCCGGCTGCTGTTGGCGGAGTATATTTAAATTCTCCTGATGTATTATTATAACTAATAGCACCGTTGCCACTAGCTGAATTTTCAATGCCAACACTAAAACTAGACAGGGCTACTACACTTGGGGTATTACTTAAATTGTTATAGTTTAAAAAATATGTACTATCAAAACCATCTAGCGTATCGGCATCAGTGCCCCCGCCACCACTTGTTGCATCAGCGCCAGGTACCCAATTATTACCGTTCCATTTTAAAACTTGTCCTGATGTTGGTGCGCTACTTGTTGTATCTACATCGTTTAGAAAATCAATACTAAACGTACTCATATTGACTGTTACGATATCTGTATCTGTAGCAATAGCAGTTGCTATGTTAGTGCCACCTGCTATACTAAGTGAGTCATTAATACTTGCGGCTGTTGTAGATCCTTGGTCTGCTGTAATAGTGTCAAAAACGTTTTGTGTTAAGCCGCTTCCACTACTATTAATAGTTAAAGTTTTACCTGAGACAGATGTAGTTACGTTTGTTCCGCCTTCTACTGTTAACGTATCATTAACTATATTAGGAGCTGCCGAACCGGTATCGGCACTAAACGTAGTAAAAATATTTCTTGCTACTGTATTTGTAACAAGATTCCATGCAGTACCATCCCATTTCCAGGTGGTATTACCTTCTGTAAATGTATCTGCTACGTTTGGTGTGTTTGGAAAATTTATTGCCATTGTTTACCTCTTACTGTATTTATGTAGTTGTTGGTGTCGCACGTTGAAGTGTTAAATTTTGACCACTTATCTCTACCGGTTGTCTTCCATACTTGTCAAATAAAACTTTAGTGCTTGCACCTAGCAAACTTGTGTTAAATTGAGTATAATCTGTATTTGAAGCAGTATCGTACATTACAGGTTTTGCTTCAGCTAATAATTTTGTTTTTAGTTGTAACGGTGTGCTTTGAGGGTTAACCTGTAAATGTAATGCTGTTACTCCTGCAACTTGTGGCGCTGCAAAACTTGTACCAGATAATGATACAATTTTAAAGTTAGCATCTACTGGGCTATCTAAAGAAGTGTAAACATTTGTAGTGCTTACTGCTCCTACAATATTTTGTCCAGGTGCCCACATGTTTACTCTAGGCCCCCTACTGCTCGACCCTGCTGTTCTATCTTTATATATACCGTTATCGTTATAAACAAACTTGTCAATATTTCCAACTATAAATGCATTATCGCTATGTGGGCTACTACCTCTGTGATATTGAATACTTAAACCATTTATATTAAGTAGATTATCATAATCGTCGCCACCGTCAACATCACCTTTATAATAGTCATTTCCAGAAGCAATTGCAACATGTACTCCGGCAGCAATTAGTTCATCTACATCAGCATCCACTGAAGAAACTCTAATAGGAATTCCACGAGCACCGCTACCCAACGGTACTACTACTCCGACATTTTGCCAAACTTCTAGATCGGTACTATAGTCAGTTCCCCAAATCCATGAACTACCTCTGTAGATTCCGCCTGTTGGATTACCCGCTTGTGAAGTTGAATATCCCCAACTCATATTAACAACAGTTGGACGACTATTTGTTTTTGCATTATGCCATTCTTTTATCACATCAAAACAATCAGATATAGGAGTACCTGTGCCAGCATCTCCTGAACCTTCTAAGCCAGATATTTTCATAGAGTATATATGTGCATCTTTTGCAAATCCGTATACATTACCTGCTGTTATGCTTGCACATAATGTTCCATGTCCGTCAAAGTCTCTGTTGTAGTTTGCATTCTGTGTACCACTTACAACAGACTGTGCAGCATACCAATCTATAGCCTTAACTCTACTTACGCCATTACTATCTATAAAGTCTGGATGATTTGGTTCAATACCGCTATCTTGAATAACAATATCTACCCCTTTACCTGTTAGTGCATACGGAAACGTATTATCTGATGTTCCGCCACTTCCGTACCCATTAGTTTCCATTATACTTCTACGCAAGCCCCAGTTTACTAAAGTATTATCAGTAAACGTTACAGGTTTTGTAAAATTACCTAGTTGCGTAGAATTAAATCCGATTTGAATATCTGTACGTTGATCAGGCGGAATTTCAACAGCAAGCACTCTAGTATCTGCTTCAAGAGCAGTTGCTTCTTCGTCTGTAAGCATAAAATGCGTTTGTCTTTTAGATCCAGGTCTTGGATTAGCAATGTCGACACTTCGATTTGGAATAGGTCCAGCACCCGAACTGGCTGTAATTTCTGCTTCAATTTCAGAAAGATCTATCCCTTTATGTACAACTACTGTGTATTCTTTTTCACTCATTATGTTGTTTTATAAATTACAAGAAATACCTTGGAATCTACTCCAGTTCCTGATAAGTTATTTACATTAACTCTAATTTGATTTACAGCTGGTTTTGATATTACACAACTGTGGCCAGCTGTTTTATCTTGCACTGTTGCAAGTACTTGGAAATCGTCTACAGTAGTGCCAAGGTTTGAAGAAAATGTTATTGTATGATCCCCGAGGCCATTATCAGCAATTGAAGAAATACCTCCTCCTGACCAAGTCCCAGATCCTGAGCTACCATTTAACACACCCATAATAAAAGGTGTTGGCTCACCGTTAATTGTAACACCGTCCGTTGCCGTTAAAGTAATTCCGTCTGTTGCTGTTATAGTAAAAGAACTTGCACTATCAATAGTAGGTACACCGTTTGATGTAGATACAAATTTATTTGCATATGCAGTGTTACGTACTGTTAAATTATTTTGTACAGTTAGGTCTGATGATGTAGTAACTGGTGGAGTAATTACAATTCCGCTACTATCATCAGTGTCAATGACACTTGCTGCAAGTGTAAAGTTTCCTATACTATCGCCCGATGATGGTGCATCTATAAAAGTAAATGCTCCTGCACCGTCTGTTCTTAATAGTTGACCAACTGTGCCGTCGGCAATTCCTAAGTCAGTTATTGCAGTAATTGCTTGGAAGGGCGATGTTGGTTGCACCCATTGATTACTATCACCGTCTGCTACATAAACATAAAGTATGCCACTTGTACTATTGTACCAAATTGCACCACTTTCTGGGCTATCTGGTACAGTATCACTTACACTAATACTTGCAGCTCCGCTGCCTGTACCTGCGCCAGGATTTGCACTAGTAATAGTATTACCCATGTTTGAGTGGTAACTACACCAGTAATATAATGTAACAGGAGTTGTACTTGTAATTGTTATTTGTATGCTACGCTGTGTTGACTTTGCAAAGCCTGCTATGTATTCTGCCTTTGTTACAGGATCGTTTTCAAGTTTATAAATTACCTTATTAAGGTAAGTTGTTCCACTGCCAAGTTCGCCATTTGCATTATCTGCACTAAAATTTATTGGATGTATATTTGCAGTTGCCCCGTCTGCATTAGGGTAAAATTCGTTTGTTTGATTGTTTTGATTGAATATGTAAGTAAACCCAGTAACTAAACTTAGTTCGGGCTTATACACACCATCTATGAAATATTTGTTGCCTGCTTCAACACCGTCGGGATCTACCCCTACAGTAACAGCATATTCAACAACTCCGACTCCGGATGAAGTTAAATGTTCGCTGATGTTGTTATCTGTTAAAACGCTGAAACCGCCTGCAACTCTACCGGAATATAATCTAAGAGTATTGGACTGCTTATCAAAAAATACCTCACCACTGTTACCAACATTTCTATCTAGAAAGTCGTCTGGCCTAGGTATAATCCTAATTCTATCTACTATTGGTGCTTGATTTGATGCCATAATTAAAAGTCCTTCGTAATATATTTATCGTTATTACGAAGGACTACGTAGTTATGATTAACTTTGATTGTACTGCTCTGGCAATACGCCTTCGGCAGCTGAAGGAGACGGTCCAAGGACGCTTAAATCTTCTTCTTGGTTATCTTCGTATATAGCACAGTCTGTAATTAAAAGTAAGCCGGCAATACTAGCAGCATTCATAAGTGCCTTTTGTATTACAGTTACAGGATCAATAATACCAATATCAAACATATTTCCGTATTCACCTGTAGCTGCATCGTATCCATATTCTGGATCACCTTTAGTTACTTCATTTGCTACAACATCAGGACTATCACCAGCATTCAAAACAATCTGTCTCAACGGTTCTTGTAGTGATGTTAACACAACTTTAATTCCTGCATCTTGTTCAAGGTTATCACCTTTTAGGTCTTTAAGTTTATTCATTGTCCTTATAAGAGCAACGCCACCACCAGGTAAAATGCCATCTCTTAACGCAGCTTTTGAGGCTTGTAATGCATCGTCAATCCTGTCTTCTTTTTCTTTTAGTTCAATTTTAGTTGCAGAACCAACTCTAATAATACTAACTGCGCCGGTTAAGTTAGAAATACGTTTCTGTTGACCTTTATCAGTAAAAACATCGTCGCCTCTAGAAGAAGTAACATAATGACGAATCTTTTCTTCAATATACGTATTAATAGTTTCTTTATCGCCGTGACCGCCAATTATTGTTGTTTGGCTATTGGTAATTTCAATCCTATTAGCTACACCGCAATCACTAAGTTCTGCGTTTTCAACTTTTTTACCAGCCTTGTCTGAAATAACTGTTCCTCCAGTAAGAACAGCAAGGTCTTCACAATATTTTGTACGCATATCGCCTTTCCACTCTGGTGGCTTAATAGCACAACATTGTATTGATCCATTTAACTTATTAATAACAAGAGTTGCTAATACGTCTTGCTCAACTTCTTCAGCTATAATTACAAATGGGCGTTTTGTTTCTACTATCTTTTCTAATATTGGTAACATATCATTCATATTAAGAATTGGTCGGTCACAAATTAAAATCAGTGGGTTTTCTAAAACACATTTCTGTTTAGGAGCATTAACAAATTGCGGTGACAAATATCCGTGCTCGTATTGAAATCCGTTTACCTTTATAAGTTCATCGTAATAATTCATGCCAGGCTCTACAGAAACTAACGCATCTGCATTAACGTTATCTCCGCCCAAAGCGTCAGTAATTAACTTTCCTAATTTTGGATCATTGTTTGTTGCAATAGTTGCCACAGATTGTACTGTAGCTCTATCATTACATTCTTTAGCATCTTCTTTTAGTGCTGCCATAACTTTTTCTACAGCCATGTCAATGCCACGTTTTAAATTTATACCACTAATACCTGCAGTTAAATATTTATTGCCTTCATTAATCATTTTTTGTGTAAGCAATGTTGCTGTAGTAGTGCCGTCACCAACATCGTCAAAGGTTTGTGTAGCAGCCTGTTTTATCATACGCACACCAGTATCTTGCAATTTATCTTTTAACCAAATTTCTCTTGCAACAGTAACTCCATCCTTAGTAACATGCGGCGGTCCAAACGTTCTTTGGATTATAACATTCCTGCCTTTAGGTCCTAGTGTAACCTTAACAGCATCTGCTAAAATATTAACGCCTTCAATAATTTTTTTCCTACCCTCAGGGCCGTTGATAACCACGCGGGGAATAATTTTAGCCATTACTCTGTCTCTCCTTTTAGTCTTCCTAGAATTTCATGCTCTTCTAAAATTAGAAATTCTTCTTTATTAATTTTGATCTGGTGACCCGCATATTTGGGGTAAACTACATAATCGTTGGGTTGTATAACCATTGGTAATACATCGCCTGTGTCTGTTAACTTTCCTGGGCCAACACTAATAACTTTACCTTTAGTTGGACGTTCTTTAGTGTCATCAGAAAGAACAAGACCTGATTTTGTTTTATTTTCGTCTTCGATTTTTTGAACGAGAAGTCGGTCTCGTATAGGTTCAAATTCTTGCATTCATCTTCTCCTTAATAACGACATTTGCAAGGTATTTATAGTGAACTTTAGTCCGAGATGTTTATATGTGGTTTATGGTGATGTGGGCCAGTCTGGGTCCCATGGGAATCTAGTTTGAGC